GGTCGTACACAAGAAAAACTAGGAGGAGCAAATAATGGCGGAGCACAAACACCAACAACAGGATTTGCGAGCGGGCCTTCAACATTTAGCCAACCGCAATCAGGATTCAGTACACCGTCAGGAGGATATGGTTCTCCAGCACCGAGCAGCTTTGGTAGCAGTTCAGGATTTGGAGCTCCAACGGCTGGGACAGCGAACACCAGTTTTGCAGCAGCGCCGATGACTAAGCCAATGCCAGCAGTAGGCAGACCGATGTCAACTGGGCCGATTGACGATGACTACATGCCTCCAAGAGACTGATTGACAAGTAGGTCCGTATGCTATATAATAGTATATGGACCACTACGCTCGATTAGGTGTCGATCGCTCAGCCGATCATGACACAATACGCAAAGCCTACAAGAAGCTAGCAATGAAGCACCATCCCGATAGGGGTGGTGATACTGCTCTATTCCAAGAGATATCAGCAGCATACGATATACTAGGCGACAATAACAAACGAGCACAATATGATGCTGGACTTAACGGCGGTTTTGATCCCTTTGCACATGCTGGCGGACAACAAGGATGGCACGACATTAACTCAATGTTTGGAGGCGGTGGAAATCCGTTTGAACAGTTCTTTAGGGGTGCTCAACAACAGCATCGTCAAAAAAATAGAGATCTAAATATACGATGCAGTGTTACACTAAAGCAAAGCTATACTGGAACTGACCTAGAAGCATCGTTTAATCTACCATCTGGTAAAAAAGAAACGGTGGCTATAACTGTTCCTCCAGGAATTGAAAACGGTCAAATGATTCGATATCAAGGTCTAGGAGAAGACAGCATATCACAGTTACCTAGAGGGAATTTAAATGTTACAATATTAGTAACTCCTGATCCTAAGTTTGAACGAAGAGGTTTAGACTTAGTCAGTATAATCAGTGTGAATCCGATTGAAGCGATGATTGGCTGTACTAAAGTTGTGGACACTTTAACAGACACTAAAATAAGAATTAACCTAAGGCCCGGATTAAACCACGGGGCTGAGTTCTTGCACACCGGCAAGGGGTTTAGAAGTTTACATAATGATATAGAAGGAAACTTGATAGTTCAAGTACAACTAGATGTGCCCGCAATAACAGACGAGGCTATTAAAACTAAACTAGAAGAAATATATGCTGAAATTAATACATCATCCAAACCCAATACTTGATAAGGCAATGCCGGAGTTTGATTTTGATAACCCGATTATTGATCCTAAAGACTTAGAAGAACAAATGGTCAAGCTGATGTGGGAGAACAATGGCTTAGGCCTAGCAGCACCACAAGTTGGTTTAGAGGCTAGAGTTTTTACCATTTACACTAGAAATCTGCAAGGTGTGACTGAACCATTTGCTGTATTCAATCCTAAAGTTCTTGCCACTAGCGACGAGCAGGAACAGGGCGAAGAAGGATGTTTAAGTTTTCCAAACTTGTTTGTTTCTATTAAGCGGCCGTTTCATGTGGTTGCCGAATTCTTTGACAGAGATAAAAATCAGTGTATAATAAGATTTGATAGTATCGATGCAAGGTGCTTTATGCATGAACTAGACCATTTAAATGGCATCTGCTTTACATCACAACTAAGTAAGCTAAAACTTGATAGAGCTTTAACAAAACAAAGGAAATTAAATGGTAGAACCAAGTGACGAACTGCAAATGATATTCGAGAAGGCGATTGATGTTTCCCGCAAACTTAAACACGAATATCTAACTATTGAACATTTGCTCTTTGCAATGTTATGTGAAGATTCGTTTACAAACTGTATTCAAGGATACGGCGCCGATCCGGAATATATTAAAAAGAATCTTGAGCACTATCTTAAAACCAAGTGTGACGAAATCATTAGTGCAGTTGAGGGTGTTAAACCACGTAAAACTCAAACTGTCGAGCGTGTGTTGAACCGTGCGTTTACGCAGGTATTGTTCAACGGGCGTCAGCGCATTGAACCAACTGATGTGTTCCTAGCTATGATGAGCGAAAAGCGTTCATGGGCACACTACTATATTGGACAGGCAAACATTGAAAAAGAGAAGTTTGCAGACTACCTCAGTAGTGAAATGGAACAACCTCAAGAAGAAGAAGCACAAGATCCTAGAGACAATCAAGGCGAACGTGCATTAAAAGCATTTACAACTAATCTTAATGAAGCTGTTAAGAAGGGCAACATTGATCCTGTAATCGGGCGTGTGGACGAACTGGAAAATATTGCATTAGCAATGGGACGCCGTAGTAAGAACAACGTTATCTTAGTTGGTGATCCGGGTGTGGGCAAGACTGCTATTGCAGAAGGCCTTGCACACAATATTGTAAATGGTGCAGTTCCTGACTTCCTAAAAGAATACAGTGTTTATAACTTAGACATTAGTGCTATGCTAGCTGGGAGTAAATATCGCGGTGACTTTGAAGAACGCTTTAAGTCAGTGCTAAGGGGCCTTGGTAAAAAGGGCAAGACAATATTGTTCATTGACGAAGCACACATGATCAGTGGTGCTGGAACAGCTAATAACAACTCAAACGATCTTGCCAACATGATGAAGCCTGCACTGAGCAAAGGCAATATCAAAGTTGTAGCAAGTACTACATGGGAAGAATACCGCAAGCACTTTGAAAAAGATCGTGCGCTGATGCGTCGATTCCAACGTATCACTGTTGATGAGCCTACGCAGGAAATGGCTTTACAGATTCTTAAAGGTATTAAAAAATACTACGAAGAGTTTCATAAAGTTAAGATTAAAGATGATGCATTACAGGCAGCTATTAAACTGAGTGTAAAATATCAAACAGACAAGAAGTTGCCCGATAAAGCTATTGACTTAATCGATGTAGCCTGCTCACGTTTTAACTTAAAACTAGCCGATACTCGAGTCATTGGTGAAGCAGAGATACAGCATGAACTTGCTCGTATGATTCAGATGCCAGAAGAACAGATTGCAGAAACAGAAGGCGGCAATTTAAGTAATCTTGAAAATCAAATGAAGCAAGAAGTATATGGACAAGATTCTGCTATTACAGAAATTGTAGACAAGATACTTGTTGCTCGAGCTGGTTTGAAGGCTGACAATAAACCAGTTGGCAGTTTTGTGTTCATGGGTCCAACAGGTACAGGTAAAACTGAAACTGCCAAGGCATTGGCAAAACACTTGGGCACTAAACTTGTACGCTTTGACATGAGCGAGTATCAGGAGAAACACAGCGTATCTAAGTTGATTGGTAGCCCTCCTGGTTACGTTGGCTTTGAAGAAAATGCCGGCTTGTTGATTACTAAGATTCAAGAATCACCTAACTGTGTGTTGTTGTTAGACGAGATTGAAAAATCACATCCAGATGTTTCAACTATCTTGTTGCAAATGATGGACAATGGTTTTATTACAGGATCAAATGGAAAGCAAGCAGATTGCCGTAACTTGATTCTTATCATTACTACTAATGCAGGCGCAAGTGAAGCTGACAAAAATCGTATTGGTTTTGCCGCACAGGAACAAACTTACAGCGATGCAGCATTGAAGAAGTTCTTTGCACCTGAGTTCCGTAATCGTTTAGATGCTACTGTTACATTTGGTAAGTTAACTAAAGAAACTATGATCAAGATTGTTGGCAAGTTTATGGTTGAACTTAAAGATCAAATCAAAGACAAGGGCATTAGAGTTAAGATTTCAGACGATGCCATTGACTGGTTAATCGAAAAAGGATTTGATGCTAAAATGGGTGCTCGTCCATTGCAACGTACTATTGATAAAGAAATCAAACGTCCGTTAGCTAGACTCATGCTGTTTGGTGATTTAAAGAATGGCGGGTCTTTAAATGTAACAGTTAAAAACGATGTTATTGAGCTGATTACAAAACCTAAAGTTCAAAAGGTAGCAGTAGTAAGTGAAACTATCCAAGTCAATCAGGATTAAACAAACAACTAGTTTGTTTATGAACAAATATCAGTACAAAGTTGTACTGATATGTTCTGCTGCCACTTGGTTTCGAGGCAACGATCTTGACAATGTACACGAAAAATTAACAGCTTTAGCTGATTCTAATGCAAAACCTCCAACTTGGCTTAATTTAAAAACTCAAGATGAGTTAGACTTTTGCTGGGAGTTGTATAAAATGTTAACTACACTGTCTGATTATACATTGCGAGTTGAGCACCCTGTACTAAATGTATATACTAACACCAGTTTAAATGTAGAAAAACTTGCAGGTATTAATCCTGTCTTTGTAAAATATCTAAGCATACCTAACAAGTCATCTCCTACATTAGGAACTGACGTTGTTATAGTTAAGAACTTAGACTTTGATTACAAAGTTACAGTTGGTAGAACTCGCAAGGAACATCAAGCGTTTGTAGCGTGGGCTGAGAATAACAGCAATATACGTATTACAAATAAATGTAAAAAAGATCTAACTAGACATGCTAGCTGGGGCGGTGGCTACTTCTATGTTAAGGGTGATAAAACACTAACAATGGTTAGGATGTTTTTAGGTGGAGAAATCGGCAGGATAGAGACCGTAGTAAAAGCATAACATCAAGTCCTCTATTTCGATAAATACAACGAAATAGGGGACTTCTTACGACTGCGGTAACAATCAGTCAAGAACCCGTTTAACGGATACGCAAGGCCTGAATATGCTAATAAATGAGATGTTGGAAAAACAAGACTATAAGAAACCTGAGCTCGGGTACGATCTCAAGGAAGACTTAATCTGCTTCATGCGGAACGATCCTGATTTTTACAGAAAAGAATATTTTCCTGTAATGCATAAGTTTAAAAACTATGTACAAGCAGGTAAACGAATAAACCCAATGGCGTTTGAAGGGCTAGTACAAAAAGCATACGAATGCTATCAAAACATGTTTCCAGTAGAAGGACTAGAACCTAAACTGTCAAATGAAATGTGCGAAGACCTTTGCAAAGAAATACACAAGTCTGAAACTGATTATGTCGGCGCCGGTCATTACGACGAGTAATATATGCTACTAAGACATCTTTTTGAGGCCGCAAGACCCAGTGCAGACGCTGCGTTTGCTTTTGGTCGTTTTAATCCGGCACACCAAGGGCATATAGAAGTTTACAAAGCTGTTCAGGCAGCTGGTAAGCAATGGTTCATTGGTACTAATCCCAATACACAAGGTGCAAACGATCCTTTAACTTTTGACGAAAAGTCAGCATGGATGACAGCAATATATCCCGCTATCAAAGGACATATTCTTCCGGAACAAAGTGTTGTTACATTGGCTAGTAAACTATACGAGATAGTAGGCGAAGGCAAAACTATTGCCTACGTCACTGACGAAAACGATTGGCAGTGGGCTGGAAAGTTATTGAATGACTATAACGGTAAAGAAGGCCCGCACGGTTACTATAAGTTTGCCGCGATCCGCCACGTAGAAAGCCCAAGGGTAAGTAGTGCAACTGCTCTACGCACTGCGGCTCGTGCCAATGACGAAAATGCATTTTATGCAGCATCAGGCACTGATCCTAAACTAACTGTCAATGGTCAAACTTATTTTGATACTGTGGTTGCAGCAGTTGGTGCTAATCCAGAAAAAGTTAAAAAAGTTGCTAAGAAAAAAGAACCAGTTGCTGCCGAAGACACCATGGGCGTTAGTAAAAATAAAGAAACTGAGTTTCATACTAAGTTAGATAAACTTGTTCACAATGTGTTTGGCAAAAGAAAAGACGAAGACTCAAGCAAGGCCATGGCAAACACAGCCTCTAGACTGTCTAATAAAGATGATGGCAAAGTTGCTAAACTTCGTGCTGCTGGCGACAGACGCCGTGAAGACCAACTAAAAGGCAGAAACATTGCTAAACGTGACACCAGCAGTAAAGACGAATGGGGTAACCTAAAAGATAAGTTAGGTGAACTATCCACTGAGCTGTTGGGCAAATATAAAAAAGCAGCAGGTGCTGATGCAAAGAAAGCAGATGCGGACGGAAAGTATGCCCGCGGTGACAAGCGTTTTAAAGGTATTGTTAAAGCTACCAACAAACAGTTTGACAACGATCTTAAGAAGCATGGGCAAAAAGGTGTGTCGGAGGCTGACGATCCTTGTTGGGACAGCCATAAGATGGTTGGTACAAAGAAAAAAGGCGGCAAGACAGTTCCTAACTGTGTGCCTAAGAAATGAAACAGTATAGAATAACAGCAGCTGATCTAAATCAAAGCAGTGATGACGATTGTTATCTTGCACCGGATGATCCTATACACGAGTTAAAGGCATTAGCTGGTATGGGCGGACTAGGCGCTGCCGCAAGACTGCACGAATACAGAGCAACGCAAGAAGGTAGTTATGGTGAAACTATCAGCAAAGAAGGCACTGACAAAGCAGAGTATATGCGTAACAACAATATTCGTGCCGGTGACCCTGAATGGTTTAAACTTTGGTTTAGCTTGCCTTACATGACTGGGGAGAAACCTCGTGAAAGTAAATGAAATTTTATCTGAACACAAAAAAGGTATCAAGGCTAAAAAATATAATAAAAAGCCCAAGACCTATATCGAACCTAAGAAAGCAGATAAACCTAAAAAAGCAGCAGATGGTGACGAAGGCTAACCAATAAATAGAACATGGGAGAACAATATGAGTTTTGAATTTGACTTTACATTTGACAAGTTTGCTAGATGCATACACAAGAATAAAAATCCACAGATTTGGTATGATGCATTCAACGAGCATTTACCAGCTTTTGAAATTACTACCCCTGCTCGAGTGGCGGGCTTTATTGCACAATGTCAACACGAAAGTGGAGACTTTAATGTACTACAAGAAAACTTAAACTACAGTGCAAAAGGTCTTGCTAGTATATTTAAAAAATATTTTCCAAGCGAAGCAGATGCAAAACCCTACGAACGTAAACCTGAAATGATTGCCAATCGAGTATATGCAAACCGTATGGCCAATGGCAACGAACAAAGCGGCGATGGATGGAAGTTTAGAGGTCGTGGTATTTTACAAATCACAGGCCGCGATAACTATACTCGTTGCAGTAGAGAACTATTCGGAGACGATTGTCTAGTAGAAGATCCAGACTTGCTAAGACAAGCAGCCTATGCTACTTTATCAGCTTGCTGGTTCTGGCATAAGAATAGTCTTAACCAGATCTGTGATAAAGGCGATATTGTACTATTAAGTAAAAGAATCAATGGCGGTACTATTGGTTTAGAAGACCGCATACATCATTGGAATGTAGCATTAGATATATTTGAAGGCGAATAAAATGTTAATAAAAGAGCTATTTGAAGGCAAAACTACCAAAGCTGAGGCTCCCAAGCCTCGCAACTTTGTAGCTAAGAATGCTGTCACTACAGGTGCCGGTGCACACAAAGATAAAAAGAAAGCTACTAAGCAGGGCGATGTTAAGCATAAAAAACAACTTGCCTCAATGGCTGAAGAACGCACCGAAGTAAAAGATAAAGACGGTAAAGTTACTAGCTGGAAAGACGAGGGCGAGTGGAAGAAATCTACAGTTAAAAAAGATAGTCGAGGCAAAGTTACTAATCTTAGCGACAAAGCACGTCGTGAAACAGAAAAGCTGTCAAAGAAAGAAAAAGATGTAGCAGAAAGCGCAACAGCAGGCGCTACTAGTGCTGCTAACGTGGGTATAGGCGTAGCTTACAAAAATAAGACCGGCAAAACTTACAAAAACTCAAATGGCACTGTTAAAAATGCAGCCGATGTAAAAGGTGCAAACCTTATCTCAGGCGGCAGCATTGCTAAACGATAAATATTAGATAATGGAGTAGAACATGCCAGACATGAATATGATGAACACACCGCGTCCTAACCCGGACGATAGAGAAGCTGCAATGGCTCGCGCCGACTTATATAAGTTGGCAAACTATAGCATGAAGCTATTTAAAATGATACACGACGGAGATCAGCTAGAAGGTTGGGTACAAGCTAAAGTTACCAAAGCTGCTGATTACATTGCCAGTGTATACCACTTTATGGAGTACGAGATGAAATTCAGCGAATACGGTGATAAGTTAGAACGTTCTGATATGTATACTGAAGAAGTGCGTCAACAGTTTAAAGAAAAGCTAATGGAAGCCAAGACCAAGCTAGACAAACTCAAGAAAAAGAATGAGAAAGATTTAGAAGAAGCATTTGATGACAAAGCTAAAGTTGGCGATACTAAAAAAACTCGAACAGGCGTTGTAACTAAGACATCTACTGGTGTAACACACAAGAACACTAGCTATGCAGATGATGGTGAATCTGAACAGAAGTCAGGGAAAGGCAAAGCAAGTCATGCCAAAACACAATCAGCTGCTGAGAAAAAATCACAAGCTCCAAAACTAAAGCAAAGTCCAAAGAGTGCTAAGACTTGGGGTATGAAGGATAACGAGAAATTTGATAATAGAGACAAAGTTAAAGAAGCAATGGCTCCTAGTTCACCCGACGGAGCAACGGCTCCTCCACCAAAGGGAAAAGACGGACAATATCCTGTTGTTACATCCGGACCTCACAAAGGCAAACGTTGGAGTCCTAAAACTCCTGGACCGACAAACCCTGCATTTAAAGAATCACTTAAAGGCGGTCAAAAGAAACTAGATACTGACAAAGATGGCAAACTAGAAAAAAGCGACTTTGCTAAACTACGTGCAAGTAAGAATGTTAAAGAAGGTGCTAAGCCAGATTTCTTAGACATGGACAAAGACGGTAACAAAAAAGAGCCAATGAAAAAAGCCGTTGCCGATAAAAAAGCACCACCAAAGAAAGGTGTGAATCCTTTCGCTAAGAAATAATACGAAAGGACTGACCAATGGACATGAAGCGCATACTACAGGCAATTGACGGTGCTGCCTCAAAGCCTGTAGAAGGTGTTGATAGCATGTCTAAGTTTCTTCGAGTAGTTAAAGAAGGACTAGTTGATAGAAGTGGTCAACCCGTGCAAACCGGTCAGCCAGCAGCACCTACTGCTACTCCTGCTCCTGCGGCCGCATCAACACTATCCCCAGAACAACTTGAATACAATCGACTTAGAGCACAGTTAGATGGCGCCGATGCAATACGTGGCGGTGGCGGTGCTAATACCTTTGCAGTTGTCAGTCCACAAGTTACTGCATCAACTAACGCAATGAAACAAAAACTGGCACAAATGGCAGCAGCATTAAAAGCCAAAGGTATTGATGCAGCCGCTGAATATGATGCTCCAGAGCCGGGTGAACCGGCTGCTGCACCAGTAGATCTTGCTAAAAAATATGCAAATGAAGAAGTTGGCATGAGTAGATTTTTATCTATCATTAGCGAAGTTAACAGCCCGTTAAACAAACCATCACAGGCAACTAGAGAAACGATTACAAGTAATGTACTTAATGTTGCTAAAGATGCAAAGCCATCTATGATTGGCAAATATTTTAAAACTGTAGAAAATGAGTTTGCTGAAAGTACAGAACGTACTAAGACTCGTGCAACACAACTAGCTGAAAGAGTTATTGAACGTATTGTTCCTAATGCAGACGGATCATTACCTGATCCAAGTATTAATAGATTAACTGGCAAACCAAATGAACCAGCAGCGCCAGCAGCTCCTGCACCAGCAGGTCCTACGTTGTCTAGTAGGTACGGTCCAGGATACGAAGGCAGTCCGGCAGCATATACTATCAAAGTTAATGGTCAAGATTATAAGTTTGCAGGTCGAGATAAAACAGGACCCGGCACTGGCGAGATAGTTAAAGTGCCCGGTGGTGCTGTGGGCATTAGAGGTTTAGCTCCCGTTGCTGTAGAGATAGGGCAAGACGGTATGTTTTATCTAGCACCAAAAACTGAAGCTATCAGCAAAGACGATGCTTATACTAGAGATTACAAATCAAGTATTTCAGGAATGGATAAGAAAAGCAGTTTTGCATATCAGCAAGACGGTGGCGCAAATGACGAAGGTGATGACGAGGACTTTTCAAGAGCACAACGCGAAAGAGAACAAGGACCTTGGTATTTGAGAATAAACGGTAAAGTTTATAAGCAACAGGGAACACCTAAAGAATTCAGCTCGAAAAAAGGCGCTAATAACTATGCATTGGCTATTCTTAAAAAACGCCCAGAAATGCAAGGTAAAATTATGCTAACAAAAGGCTCAGCAGATCAGTAAGAACACACTACCTTAGGACCTTATGGTTACTCGTGTGCGCCGGCTGCTGGCGCGAGGTGCTAGGCCGGGAATCCTAGCATTTCGAAAGTGAGCATTTACAACTAAATATACTATTAGATATAGGATCAGAAAAATGGACTTAAAAGCATTAATAGCCAAGATGGATCAAATAGAATCTAAACAGATTCTAAACGAAGCCATTACAATGAAAGACATACAAGCGGCAGTAGGTCAAGAACAAGACGAACAAAAACGTGCTAACATTTTAAATGACCTAGCATGGAAGGAAAAACTGCCAGGCCTATATGATCCTATAAGCGGGTACTTTGTTAGAAAACAGAGTATGCCAGCAGGTGGTGAAGGTAGCCTTAGTATTTCGGCTACTGCTAGAGAAGCAGACACAAAAGCATTGGCCCAGTTAGGACTAGTGCCCGGGACAGCTAAAACTTCAGCATTGGGCGGTCTAGTTGGTACAGGGGCACTAAGCAATACAGCAGATCAAAATGCACAAGCTTCTAAGGCTGTTAAAAATCAAAGTGCTGGCGTACAAGGTGGTCAAAGTAGCGATGCGTTTTACGCTCCGAAGATTGCTAGATTAAAAGAACTGATTACTAAAATTTCTAGTACAGCAGAATCTTTTAACTTTAACAGTGCGATTGCTCGTAGTCTAGTTGAAAGTTTTAGTTACAAGTTGGTTGAAAAAGTTACATTAGGAACAGGACCAGCTGTTACTTCAGGCGGTGTTACAGCCGGTAAGTTCCAGGGCGAAATAGCAGAAATCAATAAGATTATCGGCGAGTTAGGTGACATTGATCAACTACCTCCCGAAGTTTCTCAAGTAGTGCAAGACGCAAAAAGCGCAGTTTCTAAAGTAGCGGCAGGTCCTAAACCAGCAGCAGGTGCTCCGGCGGCTGCAGGTGCTCCGGCAGCAAGTGGTAGTGCATCGGGTGCTCCAGCAGGTGCTCCAGCAGCAAGTAGTAGTGCATCGGGTGCTCCAGCAGGTGCTCCAGCAGCAAGTAGTAGTGCATCAGGTGCTCCAGCAGGTGCGCCGGCGGCTGCAGATCCAAATGCGCCACGAGATGAACAAGGTGTGAATATAGCAAATAAGCCGGGTGCTGGAGTTAACGCACAAGGTCAAAACGTTACAATGCCAGGTGGCATTAATCCTGAGACTGGTGAACCAACAGTAACAACAGCAGGTGCTCCGGCAGCGCCAGGTGCTGCTAAACCGGCAGCTGGAGGTAACGTACTAAACGTACAAAAACAACTTGCCGCACTAGGCATAGATCCAGGACCAGCCGATGGTAAGATGGGCGATAAAACTATTGCAGGTATGGGCGATAAAACTATTGCAGGTATTAAAGCATTTGAAAAGATGGCCGGTAAACCAGAAACTGGTAAACTTACACCTGAATTTGAAAAGCTGTTAGCTCAAGGCGCACAGATTAAGTCACAAAGCAACTTAGTAGCATCACTTGGTGCAATGGAAAAGATCCTTACTAAGTACAAAGTTGAAAGCGTTACTAGCGTGTCTGATCTTGATATTATGACTGAGTCAGAAATCCGCTCATACGTAATGAAAAATCTTGGCCGCTTAGACGGATCTGAACAAATGCAGTTTATGCAAGCTATGTTATCAGAAGCGCCAGAGCGTATAGATCCGTCCTGGTCAAACGGTGGTGCATTGGTGCCTGCAAAGCCAGGCGGTATTTCAACAAATGTAACCGATGTTCCGTACAGAGATGTAACTCCTACTAAGCCGGGTATTGGTAGTAAAATTGCAGACTTTGGAAGAAAGGTACTTAACAAAGGTGTTGGTAAGGTTGCTGCCGCTGGCGCTGCTATTGCTGCCGGTGGGTACGCAGCATATCAAGGCTTAGCAAAGCTATTGGCGGATCCTGCAATACAAATGTCACCTGCAGATAAAGCAGAGTTTGAAAAGCATCTAGCAGTTATTGGTACATATACCAAAGATGCAGAAGCTGGTGCGGCATTGCCGAAAGATGTCCAACAACGATTATCAGCATTAAATCAAAGATTAACAAAGATTGCAGGTAAAGTACAAGGTGCTCCTGCTGCTCCGGGCGCTGCTCCTGCTGCTCCGGGCGCTGCTCCTTCTGCTCCGGGCGCTGCTCCTGCACAAGGCGGCACAACTAATACCACAACTAATACATCTGTGCAAGGTGAATTAAAAATGGGTAAACCATCTGGTCCTATTACGTTTAACGGTAAGGTAGTACAACCAGGTGCTCCAGAATATGCGGCTGCATCTGCTGCATTAATTAAAGCTCAAGGTGGTGCACGAGATTTTAGAAGTCGAAACGATAAAAACGTAGAGAAAAATCTATCAACTAGTGGTGCACCAGTTTCTCAAGGTGCAGCTAACGCAGATAGAAGAGATTTCTAAGTAATCTAAGCTACTCATAAAACAGCTAACTTTGGTTAGCTGTTTTCTTTTGTGGGCTTGACCTTTGTAGATAACTAGTATATAATATGTGTTAACAAGGAGAAACGATGTCTACAAGAATGTACGGTCCCGAAGAGAAAGCTAAACTCGAGCGCCTTATTACTGAAGGAAGCACTGTGCTTCGCGAGATTGAGGATTTGAAAGAAGGGTTAAAAGAAACTGTTAAAGCAGTAGCAGAAGAACTAGAAATCAAATCAAGTGTTATCAATAAAGCAATCACCATTGCACACAAAGATAACTGGAAAGAACATGAATCAGCATGGCAAGATGTTGAAATGATTCTTGGCGTTACTGGACGTTTGCCAGAAGAATGAACTTTATACAAAGCAGTTATGAATGGGCCAAACACGACTTTCGTGAATGGCCGTTACGATTTGTCTTAGAGATCACATCTTGGTTCCTAAGTATAGCATGTGCCGTTACCATGGCACTGACTGTACCAACACCACCATTCCTTATTTTGTATCCATTGTTTATTTTTCAATGTGCTATATTTTGTTGGGCTGCTTGGACTAGGCGCAGTACGGGAATGGTTGCTAACTATCTGCTTTTGGTAACAATAGATAGCATCGCCCTAGTAAGACTTATAAATATGTAAGAGTATAGTTTGATCAGCTAAAAATGACCACATTGGTATTTGTCAGCCGAAAATGACATAGGAGAAAACAACTTGTACGTAGACGCATATTTCGATAGAAATGCAGATGTAATACGAGTAGTAGAAAGAAGTAAAGATGGTAAGAGGGAATTCAAAGAATACCCTGTACGCTATACTTTCTATTACGAAGACCCTAAAGGTAAGTTCCAGAGTATATATGGAGATCCTTTAAGTCGTATCATTTGTAAAAACACCAAAGACTTCCACAAAGAACAGAAAATCAACAGCGGAAAAAAACTGTATGAAGCAGATATTAATCCAGTTGTTGCATGCCTTTCTGAAAACTACCTAAATCAAGACGCACCTAAACTGCACACAGCCTACTTTGACATTGAAGTAGACTTTGATCCAGAACGTGGCTACGCATCTCCCGAAGATGCATTTATGCCAATCACTGCTATCTCAGTCTACTTGAAATGGTTAGATACGTTAGTATGTCTTGCTATTCCTCCCAAAGGAATGACCATTGAGAAAGCAGAAGAACTAGTCAAAGACTTGCCTAATACACACATCTTTGACAACGAAGCAGATATGTTAGATACATTTTTGAACTTGATTCAAGACGCTGACGTAATAAGTGGTTGGAACAGCGAGGGCTTTGATATACCTTACACAGTTAATCGTGTTACTAAGGTATTGAGTAAGGACGACACACGCCGTTTCTGCCTATGGGATCAATATCCCAAAAAACGTGAATACGAAAAATATGGTAAAAAAGCCATTACTTATGATTTGATAGGTCGTGTACACTTAGACAGCTTAGAACTGTATAGAAAATACACATATGAAGAACGCCACACTTATCGATTGGATGCAATCGGTGAAATGGAAGTGGGCGAAAGTAAGACAGTATATGAAGGCACCCTAGATCAGTTATACAACAATGACTTCCGTAAGTTTGTTATCTATAACAGACAAGATACTGCATTGCTAAACAAGCTGGATAACAAACTCAAGTTTTTAGACCTTGCTAATACGCTGGCGCATGAATGTACTGTATTACTACAGACTACTATGGGTGCTGTTGCTGTTACAGAACAGGCTATTATTAACGAAAGTCATCGTAGAGGCTTCCAAGTTCCTAATCGTATCAAGCGTGATGAAAATGCAGAAAGTGAAGGAGCCGCTGGTGCTTATGTTGCTTACCCTAAAGAAGGTATTCACGAATGGATTGGATCACTAGACATCAACAGTCTGTATCCAAGTGCTATTAGAGCACTGAATATGGGTCCGGAAACTATTGTTGGACAGTTACGTCAAACAATGACACAGGATTACATTGACGACTTAGTGGGTAAAGGCAAGAGCTTTGCGGCTGCATGGGAAGGTATATTTGGATCTCTAGAATATACTGCTATTATGAACAAGGAAATCGGTACTGAGATTACGGTTGATTGGGAAGATGGTAAAACCGACAAGCTAAGTGCTGCCGAAGTGTACCGGATGATCTTTGAAAGTCATCAAAGTTTAATGATCTCAGCAAATGGCACTATCTTTACCTACGACAAGGAAGGTATTATTCCCGGACTGTTAAAGCGTTGGTATGCTGAACGTAAAGAAATGCAAGCCAAACTCAAAGACTGTATTAAAGCAGGTAATAAGGTAGAAGAAGAGTATTGGGACAAGCGACAACTAGTCAAGAAGATTAACTTAAACAGTTTATATGGTGCTATTCTTAACCCACATTGTCGCTTCTATGACAAACGCATTGGACAATCAACTACACTAACCGGTCGTGCTATTGCTCGCCACATGGCTGGTAAGGTTAATGAAATCATAA